TGGCCGAGCGCCGACCATGCGGCGAGTCCGAGAGCTGCGAGGCTGGTCAGTACGCCGATGGTCGGCAGGGGCCAGCGGGCGCGTTCGAGGGCGGTGACCCTGTCGTCGAGTTCCCCAACGGCCTTGTCAATCTGGTCGGATCGCTGGGCGATCAGGGCGAGTTGGCCGTCGATGCGCGCCAGCCCGACTTCGAGCGCACGGCGGAGCTCGGCCAGTTCAAGGGCGACCTCTCCGTCGGGCATGGCGCGACTCCTGCGGTCAGCTGGTCGTGGATGCGGGGTCGGTTCTCGCCGGGAGCCAGGAGGCGGTCCCGGCGCGGCCGAGGAGAGTGCCGACGGCGCCCTTGGCAACGGTAAGGCCGGCGGGAATCGCGGCGATGGCGGCGGACTCGAGGGTGGAGAGGTTGACGATGTTGGTCGTGCCGACCGCCAGGAGCAGGCCGAGGAAAGCCTCGATGTAGGTGAGGACGGTGCGCTCGGCGATGTCGGCGAGCAGCTTGGGTGTACCGATGGTCGTGGCCATGGTGGTGGTGTTCCTCTCGCTGACGGATCAGGGCTTGGGGACGCGGAGCTTGGCCCAACTGGTGGCACCGGGAATGCCGTTGGCGTCCTCGCCGGAGTAGCCGAGCTTGCGCTGCCAGGCTGCGTACGAGCGGCGGTCGGCGTCGGTCCAGCGCGGGCCGGGGCCCGTGCTGTACTTGCCGCAGTCCTCGGCAATCAGCCGCTTGCCCATCGCGGTGATGAGGGCCGAGCTGCGTCCGGTGTGGAAGTAGTCCACTCCGGGGAACGGGGCGTACCCCGGCGTTTCCTTGTCGGACGTGGAGCCGGAGGGCTTGGACGAACCGCTGCTGGGCACCGTGCTCGCGCCGAGGAGCTTCGCCACGGCGGTGCGAAAGTCGGTCATCGTGATGCCGGCCGGATCCGGCTTGCCGGGCTGCCACTCCTTGTGGGCGATCACCGACTTCGCGGACCAGCCATGGGCACGGCAGAGTGCCGCGCTCACCTTGTGCATCGCGTCCAGCTGGGCTTCCGGCCAGTTCTGGCCGCCGCCGGTGTTGATGCATTCGAAGCCGTAGAAGTGCGGGTTGCCGTCAGTATTGGCCTCGTTGTCGGCCGGGAGGTTCTTGTCCGCGATGGCAGCCTTGAGGACGTCGTCGTCTCCGGATCCGGCGTGGTTGGCACGGCCGTAGCCGACGAGGTGGACGGTTCCGGAGCGGTCGATGACGCCGTGGCAGAGCGGGCCGGGGAGCGAGGTGTAGCCGGTGCGGCAGAGGTCGACCATGCCGGCCTCGGTGGAGTACGGGCCGGTGTGATGGATCATGACACCGTGGACCGGGCCCCAGGCGCCCTTGTGGTTACGGTTGTGGGTGCGCCAGCTGCCGTGCTCGACGACGCGGACACCGGACTTCTTCAGAACGGCGAGGAACTGGTCTGCGGACAGTGGCTGAGCCACGTCGTGACGCTTTCTCCCCCGCGCCTCCGCGCTGTTGGCCTGCCAGGAGCCACCTGACGGTCCCTCGGGGATGCAACACTTGAACCAGTGGAGGCGAGCGGAGGGTCGCCCGGCGCGCGGAGCCTACCGTATGCACCCCATCGGCAGCCCGAGCGCCGTCGTCCTACCCACCGATTCCGAAGTGCAGTCCTTTTTGATCATTACTCAGTGACCTTCGTATTGCGTTGACCAGCCTCACCTGGGCCTCGGCGGGTGCCTGCCTGGCCAGCTCGAACTCCTCCAGACTCACTGGTTCACGCAGAGGGTCGCGCCCCCGCGCCACTTGGTCCAGGAAGGAGTTGATGGCGCGGCCGAAATTGTCGATCTCGGTCGCCACTTCCGGAGGGGCGACCATACTCACGCGCATCAAGGCCGCGCTCCACTCGCCCCAGTCGTAATCCCAGCCACGTTGGTCGCCGTGCGCCCGCCTGAGTTCCATGGTGAACTTGGCGTAGTGACTGAACAGCTCCTGATAAGCGACAAGTTGCTGGTCACGGAGCCACTGACGATCCTGAGCGCGACGCGTGACGATGCCGCCGACCAGAACTCCCACCGTGGCCGAAAGAGCCCCAGTGGCTGTCGTCACCAGCGTGTCCAGCACCACACCCCCAGACGCCCCCAAGGCCCCACCCCTTGGCGAGACGAACGTACTGGTCATCTGTCCTCGGCGACAACGATCAGCCTTCGATGAGATCGAAACAGAGACCTTGAAGAACAAGCTCAGCGGGAGATGCCGCCGTGGTGCGAGCAGGTTCCTCGTCCGCTGGAGCCGGACGCCCAGCCGTCTGTGCACACTGTGCCCGCAGGAGGCGGTGGGGCAGGAGTGGTGGGTGTGGGTTGGATGGTGCGAGCCGCCCAACAGTTGGCCTTCGAGAAAATCCAATACGCCTGGGGTGCCGAGTCAGGGCAGATGCCGTACGAAGTGCCAGGTGCAACCAGCCCTTCACGAACGAAGATCTCGACAATGCCATCCAGCTTGTCCTGGGATGTCGCCGACTCGTCCTCAGCCGCGAATTCCCGCTCCACTTTACGGAGCCGCACGGCCAGTTCCTTGCCATCGGCTGGCAGCGCGACGTAAACGCTCCTCGTGGCGCTGTTGTCAGCAGCCACCTTGCCGAGATGCGCGGTCTCAACGGACACAACCTTGCTGTCAGAGCCGACAAACTCCACCGTGACGTCGTACCAGGCATCACGCACCCTGTCCCGGTTAGTCGCCGTGATCTCCACCGTGGTCATGCCAGACGTCCTGTCCACACATTCCAGGCCGCCGAGCACTACGTCGTCCACTGGTCCTGCTTGACGAGGCGGCGAGGTGTTGATGGAGCGCGCCAGGGAGGGGCATGTGTCCGCACCGGAGGTCGGCGTGGTGGTTCGAGCAGCGCAGCCGCTAACCAATGTGAGGGTCACTCCGAAGACAGCTGCTCGCCAGACCCTGAACTTCACGCTTCCCCCCAGCACATCCCCCGCTGTCGGCGAGCGACCAGCCCCGAAGATATCCGGTGGAAGGGGCGCATGTCAGGCATCTGGCCTATGGGTTCACCAGCCGTCGATCAGCCGCTCGGCCAGGTACGGCGAGAACGTTCCGGCCGGCGTAGTGGGACCCACGCCACACATGCCGTCCGAGTCACCCGGCACCTTGAGCCACAGCAGGTGCTCCGCACCGCCGACGCCGATCGAGGACGGGACGCCGAGGCGGCGGCCGGCTGGGTTGCAGTAGTCGACGTGTTGGCCGTTGTCGTCCATGGCGCCGTTGCCGTTGCGGCTGGTGTCGATCACGAAGCGGGTTCCGGGAATGCCGTGGGCGGCGAGTTCTCTGGAGACCTGGGCGCCGTACGTGCACGAGATGTCGGTGGCGTCGAAGTTGGCTGCCCCGATCGCGAAGCCCTTTGCGGTGGCGACTCCGGCCGCGATGAGCCGGGTGGCCATCTCGGTGGGGCGGATCCAGGTGGCGTTTCCGCCGTCCAGGTAGGTACGGGCGAGGGGGCGGGCGGCCAGAGCCCCGGCAGCGTAGGCGATCAGGTCTGTGCGTTCGGTGCGGGCCGTGTCGGTGGGGAGGTTGCCGAGATGGGCGAGGGAATCCGGTTCGACAATGATCAGGGCCGGATGGTCACCGATGCCGACCGCGAACGCGTCGAGCCATGTCCGGTACGCCTCCGGGGACTTGGCGCCGCCCGAGGACTGGCCGCCGTTGTCGCGGTTGTAGACGTTGTACGCGGAGAGGATCGGTAGCTTGCCGACGGCGGCCGCGGCGGTGACGTAGGCGTTCACGTCGGCCTGGATGTCGGTGTTCCAGTCGCCGAACCACCTTGCGGACGGGCGGCGGACGAGGGCGCGGGTGATTTTCGGGGTGCGCGTGTCGGTGGGGTTCTCGGCTGCCCATTTCGCGGCGTTGGAGTCCGGGTCGACGTAGAAGCCCTCTCGGACGGTGGAGCAGGTGAGGCGGACCTCGGTGAGGTGGACGGTGACCGGGGTGCCCTGGCCGAACTGGAACGAGATCTGCCCGGTGGTGGTGTTCAGGGCCGAGGTGAAGGAGAAGACGAAGTGGGTGTCCACCGTTGACAGCGTCACCGTGCGGTCGGCGGCTGCCGTCCAGGGGGCGGTGCCGAGTCCGGCCTGGGCGCGAAGCACCGTGCCGGTCTGGCTGGCGCGGGCGGTGAAGGACAGGGTGTACGTGCAACC